CACCAGCCCTCTTGTTTCAAACCAAGGGGCAATCGTAGTTGTATATTGACCAATGGTATCTACGCCATTAGTAACATTGTTAATCATCAAATTCTCATAGCGTGTAATAGCCATTACATCACCAAAGGTTTATACGACCTCAGAAGTTGGTCTACGCCAAATGGAATTGATTTTAAATTTGCTTCAGTTGTATTGGAACGATTATTATAAATATGTGTTAGCAATAATAGTCCTGCTTGCTTAATGACAGGGTAATTGCCAAGAAAGTTAGCGTTAGAAGTATATTCAGCATAGATAGGGTTAGCCACTATCTGATTTAAGTCGTTGGGAATCGAATTAACTATAATACGATTGCCTGTGGCATCGTAGGAGTACCCAGAAGACGCAATCGTTTCTGGGGTGGTGTTACTACCTGCAAAGTATTTGACAGCGTTTACGGTCACTCCTGACGCGCCCTGTGACACTTCAGGTAAGTCCAAGAACACTTGTGTGTTGTACAACCCAAAATTGTTGTAATAGATTCTATACTTGGTTGGGAATATCGACATACCTAAGTAATCTTCTATTGCCATGCGCGTAGCAAGTTCAATGCTAGTCAAGTAATTATCCTGACTTTCATCTGCGAACAAGTTTAGTTGCTGAGTTATTTCCTCAAGCGTTAGCCATTGCGTTTGCAAATCCCTATCAATCTGTTCTATTTTTACATAGTTATAAGGATTGCGGTCTGTCGCAAGCGTTAAGTTTTCGGCTGTCATGCTAGTTCCTTATGGACAGACTAAGCGTACACCAGCGAATACATCTCTAATGGTAGAGCAAACTCTTTTTTCTGCGTAAATGGAAATGAATCCGGGGGCTGTTTGGTCAAGCCTTTGAATACTCATCAATTCATTGTCTGCAATAGTAAAAAATCTTTCCCAACACGCTAGATAAACTGGGTTTAAACCAGCACCATAATTATCCATATAGGGGTTTGCAATAACTGGGATACCAAACACATAAAGTAAAGCACCGCCATCGTCATCGCCAACTTCTGTAAAGAATGGTGTGTTGCTTGTGGTAGTTAACAATTTTCTAAACTTTTGAATAGTTGCAGGAGTCATCATAAAAGCGGTAGATGGACAATTTAAATATTGCGGTGGCAAAGCAGCAACTAAATCCGCAAGGTCTGCATAAGCAACTACCGATGCTGAACTGGCAGCCACTTGAAGCATTGTGTGCCTACCGTTTGTAACAGCAGAACCACTTGTTCCAAATGATGCTGCGCTTGTGCTTCCAGAGTAAAAGTTTAATCCACGCAATCCTGCTGTTTGACCAGTTTGAGGTGTTGATGTACCAGATGATTGGTCATTATTAATCATCATGGACAACGCTTCTTGTTGAGCAAATTCAAGAGCAATGTCTGACACTATAGAAGCATCCAAACCATCAATATCATCCATAACGGCAGTTCTTACTGGTACTACCGCGTTAATTGCTTTGCTGGATATTTGCCAGAATGATGTAGCATAATTACCTACGTTATTGTTAACTCCATAACCCCAAGGATTAGTTGTGGATGTTTGAATAACTGTTGCATTTCCTGTCTTAACTACAAAGGCTGTTTCTGAGCCTGTGTTTTGAATAATTCTTGATACCATCCTCAATGGATTAGCGTATCTTAAAGTTGCGAAAGCATCATCATATATAACTCTACCACCCACCCCTGTGCCTGAATCAGTAAGGGCTGATGCTTCATTTAGATTAACGGTAGCACTACCTTCCGTTAAAGCCGTTTTAACTGCCTCAAGAATAAGATTGGTTGTCATAATTTTTCCATATTAATTTTAATTAAAGAAGGGGGATTTCTCCCCCATTCTTTTAGTTTGCTGTCTTGGTCGAACGATAACGAACCAAGGCGAATGGGTCAACTATGCTGGTGCATAGTCTTTTCTCGCCAAAGAAGGTTATGTATCCGGGCAATGTTTGGTCGTATCTACGCATAATCATATTCAAACGGTCTACGATTGTGTGTCCACGTGACCAATCACCAAAGTACATTGGGTAAAGGTTTGTGTTTACTGCCCCTGCTGAAGTTGTTGGGTTATCAAGATACTTGTTAACTACAACATCAAAGCCAAGCATACGCCCTACGATACCATCGTATTCAAGTGGTGACATACGTTCAAATACTGGAGTACCGTTATCGTCAACCAAGCCACGAATAGCTGCAAGCATTACTGGATTGACAATGATTTTTGTCGATGGTGTCCAGTATTGTTGTGGCAATGCGTATACAAAGTTAACAACATCAGAAAAGGTAACTTTGTTGGTCAATTGACCAGCGGTAACTCCATCACCATTGGTTGTTAATTGGTCATAAGTTGCAAGGTCGCACAAACCGCTAGATGAGCCAGTTCCAGTTGTACCAAATGCTGATTCGGTAGTTTGACCACCAGCATAAGTAGCAGCTTCACCAGCGTATTGATTCAATCCACGCAGACCATTTGTTCCACCGTATGTATTTGGTGAATTTGTTTGGTCATCGTTTTGAATCATTGACTGACCTTCTACTTGGCTAAACTCAGCAAGCATATCTGCAACTACGTTGCTTTCAAGACCATCAATATCATCAAGAGCAGCAGTACGAATTGGGAATTGACAGTTAACATCTTGCAAAGTTAATTGCCAAATGTTTGTGTCAATGGTTGTAGCACCACCGTTGTTTTGGATTGGATAGCCCCAAGTAGCACCAGCGTTTCCTGTCTTTGCTCTAAATTGATATGTAGCACCGTCAGTTGCAACAGTCCGTGACACACCGCGCATTGGGTTAGCCAAACGCAAAGCATGGAACACAGGGTCGTATGCAGTTCTACCACCAACGCCAGCACCAGAACCTGTCAAGGCACTAGACTCGTTAATGAACGCTTGGTAATGTCCTTCATCCTCAAACATCTTGATTTCTTTCTCAAGTCTGCTTGGTGATTTGTAGAACTCACGCAGTTGTTCTTTAACTGAACGATTTACATTTTGACTAACTGTTTTAGCTGGTGCAACAATAATTGCAGGTGCTTGCACAGATGCAACTTTAGCTTCAAGAGCAGCAAACTTTTCTGTTAGGTCTTGTTTTACGCCTTCAACAGTCAAAGCAACTTCTGCTTTAACCTTATCCATCTCAGCAATATTTGATTGCTCGATAGCATCTACTTTTTCCAAAATCTTTTCGATTGACATTTTATTTCCTTTATTTAATGCGTTTTTCAAGTGCCTTCAACAATTCTCTATGCTCGAAAGCTTTGAGAAGCGTGTCGGCTTCGTTTACCACCGCATCAGACTCACTCTGAGTTGGGGCAACTTCAACTTTCTTGGTAGCTTCACGCTGTTCCAATACTCGTTTGAAGATACTAGATGCGGTGGTCGCATCTTTTTTAGGAACTCCTGCTTCACGCAAAAGTTTTTCTAAAACTCTGGGATTAACATGACCTTCAGCATCAAATGCTTCTAGGCTTTGTATTTCCGCACTAAGATTATTTGGGTACATTACTACAGACACTTCACGCAGACCACCTTTGGTAATCTGAAAGTAGGATTCGTCATCTTCTTTACCTGCAATGACAGGCAAACCTTCTGCTGTTACATACTGCGCTTCATCTGCGTATGCACCTACAGATACACCGCCAAACATATTAGGGGATTCTTTAAGCACGTTGTATAAATCGCCACCACCTTGCGTATTCATATACAACTTACCTTTTGCAGTCATTCCAGCTTCATCAAAACTGAATTCAGACCACTCACCCATTGGCATCCCTAAATCATTGTGATTTAAGAACATTGGCAAGGGCTTTCCAGCTTCGGAAAATTCTTTAGCCCAATCTGCAAAACCCTCTGGCTGGTAATTAAATTTTCTACCGTCTGCGCCTTCTCTTGCGCCCCAAGTAGTTACCCTTGCTTCAAGTAGTCCGCTTGGGCTTTGCGCTTCGTTTTGATTCTCCGATAGACTGAGTTTCGCTTCGCAAACTAGGTTTAGATTTTTCATTAACTACCCCATTGTGTATTGATTGGTTGTCATCTTTTATCTTATGGGATTTTTGTATTGT